ACAGGCTCAAAGTCCTGCGAATGCCGTTGTTAATATATCGCTAGGCACGGCAATCGTTACACCTAGCTGGTTGGGCTGTAATACGGACCAGTCTTGGCAGCACGGGGAATAGCTGTAACCTTTTCTTGTTCAGCTACGATCCGCACGCACCATCGACAGGTACACGCACTACCCGGAGGCCACGAGAGTAAGCCCGCTCTCGCCTTCTTGTTCACATAGTCAGGGTTCCCGGGCATATTCTCTAGCTTCGTGCCCACTGGACTCACCGTCTCGCCACTGGGATTTGTTAGTGCCCTATGGCGGTACAGCGTGACCTTGGGTTGCCACTCGTCTATATACTTCCACGAGTAACCCTGACCTACCAATTCCTGTCGCAACTCAGTGCGTTCCTTAGTTGTTATTGCCATCAGATACCTCTACTAGCTGGTTGCTGGTGTCGCTGCATCCAGAGTAAGAGCAACACCCTTGCTGTCATCAAGCTCGAATACGCCATAGTCTGCGGTGATCACGACCTCGGTCGCTCTCATGGATGCGTCTCTCTGTCGCTCTGTCCTAGTATCCACACTCTTGAGTACGGCTAAGGCAGACTTGTCAGCGCAAACGCCTATAGCATCGTCACTGGAGTCAATGCTGATATTTCCATCCTCGAATATCGGCACTCCGTTAATGGGTCTTAGCCCACTGAAGAAGTTGCCGAGCAGGTCAGCGGACCACCCTGCGGGTACGGGATATGTGGTCGATGCCGTCACTGCCGTGTTGGCAATGTCCCACACCGCGAATGGGTGCTGGACGATGTAGACCTGTGACCCGAACCTGTTACCCTTGGCATACGCCACAGTTGCGGACACGTTTGCAAGGCTCATGGCGCGACCCGCTGAACCAATGTCGGTGCTGAATCCGCTGTAGAGAGCCAGTACGTCCTTGTCCTTCTTGCGCGCCATGCCGTCACCGAGCTGTCTCCCTATAATGGAGAACACATTCTGTGCACTCTGCCGTGCCAGCTTGTCAGTGATGATGATCTTGGCTCCGACCTCAGCCGCTGTGAGGTCTACCGTGGTCATCCCGATGTCTTCCTCGTCTATGATGTCCTGACCATCAACGAGGTCGCTCATGTCCATCTGTCCCACCTTGGGAACAGTGACCTGTTTTGAACCCTTGGGCAATGTGAATTGCTCAATCAGGTTCATCGCTGGAGCATTATGCTCCTCTGTGTAACGAGCAGTCGAGATTATGATCCTTTGAGCATTCTCTAGATTACCCGTAGTTGCTGTCTGTGCCATTACGCACCTCCTATACTAGCTTCACTGCATCATACGCTTGACGGCAGCAGTAGCCGCCTCTGACCTGTCACCTGAAATATAAGCATCCAGCAAGCGTTGGTCATTGGACGATGCCGGTGCTGACCCCTGACTGTTGTCGAAGGTCTGCGCCGGGACCTGTCCTTGCTTTAGCCGCGCATTCTCAGACCGTAAGGCCCTGTCTTCCTTCATGCGCTTAGCTTCCTTTTCCATTTCCGCAGGGGTGCCGGTCTGTTGCAGAAAGCGTAAGTCATTAAGCATCTGCTTATCAGCCAGCCCGTGTTTCTCAAGGTAATGAATAGCAGCCACCTGTCTGCCCTCAACAAACCCCAAGATTTCAGCAGCTTCCTGCCCCTGTTCTCTAAACCTTTGTTCCTGCTGCACATAACGACGCGCCTGATCACGAGCCATAGCAGGGGAGTATCCTGCCTGCGACAGACGTTGCTCGTACTGGCGAGCTGATTGCCCTACCTGATCCCTCCACTGCTGGAGATGATCCAAGGCACGTCGCTGGTGTACCTCTTGCACCATCCTCTCGTCTAACTGTGGAGCCGCCGGGGCAGTAGGTGGTGCCTGTGCCTCCCCAGCAGGCGCATTAACTAGCGGCGCATCGGCCTCCATAGCTCCTGATATATTCCCACCGTCTGTATCTTCGGGTGGTGGTGGCAGACCTGCGTCTACATCGGGATCGGATTCATCCAGATAGTTAACTGGCTGCTCTACTTCCTGTGGCTCCTCTGGCATTACCATATCCTAGTCTCCTTTTCCTCTATATATATACACCATTCCGTCAACAGGCACAACATCTTGTTATGGAACCCCCACTCCATTCATGGCCATCTTGCTCTCCTCATACAGTTCCTCATAGGGTACCGTGGGCAATGGAGCCCCCTCCATATATGCCTCCCTCATGGCATCCAGCCCACGGCCTTCACCATAAACGTGATATCCATACATCAGCATAGTAGAGTACCAGCCCTCTGGTGCCGCATTCAGGAACTGAAGCTTAAACTGCTTGATAAGCCCAGTAGCTGGCCCTGTGCCCCTTTCCATCTGCGACTTTACTTGAGCTAGTCGCCTATACAGAGGTTGAACCTCAAGGCCCTCCTTCACGCTGGATGTTGCATCAAACCAATAGTCTATCTCTTCAGTGCTAAGTTCGGGCACCGCTAATCGCATTACTTTCTTAACAGAGGGGTGTTCGGGTATATCCCAGTACCCAGTGGGAATACCTTCTAGGTCAACCTTCACAGCCCCAAGCCACCTTTTAGCATGTTTCATTTGCTGTATAGCAGGGGGGTAGTCCTGCTCGTCACGCCTGATACTGTTGAGCAGCCACTCTCTCTCGCCCTCATCCAGAGATCCCCACAAATCCGCTTCCAGTTTATCAAGTTTCTCGAAATCCAGACTCCCCGCCTTTGTCGCTGGCATTCCCTCTACCGAGGGGGCCACTTCCTCTTTCACAGTCGCATCGTCATACATCTTGTAGTATCGCCACAGGATGTGGGCCCTAGTATCTTTCTCTGGCTCATCGCGCTTCCGACCGGGATAGAGTCTCTCATAGACTCCTCCCTGCATCCTTTGCAAGTCTTCATTCCACTTGCCATATAGCTCCCTGAACTTGTTTCTCTCTATCCTCCCTACCTCTTCCCTGACATACTTACCAAGATGCCCCTTAGAGAATGGCGTGTCTTTCAGGTGTGTCGCTGCCTTTGCCATATCGGCAACGGCAAGCTGTTTAATCCTGTCCCTCTCCATCAGATCCTTGCCCCTAGGCCCACGGTAAGCACGGTCCCCGGTTTCCTCTACCACCCTATCGGAATACTCGTCAAGCTGTGACAGCGACAACTCTTCATAAGGTGTGTCCCGTGTTGCAGGATCAAGCCTGTGCATCTCCTGCATACGCTGTGTTGTTGACATCGGGGAGCCGCGACCACCAATGAACTCCACCCCCGCCCCAACGGCCCTCTCCCGGATCGAACCACCCTCAAGCAGCAGTGCCTGTGTCCATATAGGCATTATGTCTGGCAACACCACTTCTGTTGCCGCATTCAAGTATGTTTTTGGATCGCCTATCTCGCCCCTCGTCGGCTCCCCAATATAGGTATACCCAGACAGTATGTCTGTGGCTCCAGAGGGAACAGGGGCAAGGCTGCCTCGCAAGAACTTTACGGTAGGGTTATTCATGGCAAACTGATATAACCCTCCCGCGTCATCTATGTTACGGGGGTCAAATGCACTGGGGTCTGTGAAGCTCCTGCCAAGAAGCTGTATGACGCTCCTTACCTTGGTGCCGGGGCCTATGTTCCTACCCCCTACATCCCAAGTGAAAAACCGTGATGATCTGGGGTCGAGGTGCTCTCCTATATCATCTTGGAGATCGGCCATATTCCAGTCATCCCGGTCCACCCTCAGCATATATCTCCCTGTGGTGATGGCCGTGTTGAGTGCCATTAACCCAGACATAGATTTCACCATTGCGTCGCGTGCTAACCGCGTCCGCATGGTTTGGGGACCACCCCTGCCCACTGTTTCAACAACCCCAAGAGTTGCATCCCAAAGCAGGGCCGCAATTGCCCTGTTGTACCGTGGTGCAAGTAACAGTGTTGTTTCCCACTGACGCACTTGCGCTGACGCGCCTACAGTTTGACTGGATGCTAAACCACGAATCTCGTTAATGAAGGCATCTACGTCAGCCATCTTCGCAGCATCAACAGAGCCATCGGCGTTTTTAGCCAGATGCTCAAGCCCCTCCGCAAGCTCGACACCCGCTACATCTAGAGCCGTGTTAAACCCACGCTGGAACGGCTCAAAGAGCTTCCTTATAGGAGTAACGGCCCGTGAGTGCAAGATCCCGCCCTTCTCCATTGCCTCAGTCATCTCGTTACCCTGCAAGGTAGTGAGTATATTATGTCGCGCTAGGGTAGCTCGGTGTTTATTCATGTATGCTTGGTGAAACTCAGGGTTAACCATCGCCTTGAAGAACCCCGGCAGGGCCTTGGTATACACTATCCCCGGTCTATAGCCAGACAAGAACAGGAGCTGTATATTAAAGGGGCTCACGTCAGCAGCGAGGGTGAAGAACCTACCTAGGGCATTCACCTTATTCACCTTCCCCAGCGCATTACTAAATTGCGGGTGCAGTCCTGCCTCCAGTGCTTTTTTCGCTTCCCCAGCCCTATCCCCACCAAACACATCCCCTGCAAAGCCGGGGCCTAAGTCTCCTACATATTCCTCACCGAACCGTATCTTCTTGTACTCCTCCGCGCTCAGCTTGCGCATGGTGAGTCCCGCCTCGCCTTCGGGGAGCGTGTCGGGAATAGTCGCCTGCAACCAATCCAAGAATTTCTTGTTAGCTACCTTGTTATACGCAGCCTGCACATTGAGAGCGAGGGCCTCGTCCTCAGGGAGATACATGTACCCTTCTTTCAGAGCCTCGGCCTGAGTTGCAAATTGCCGCTCGCCCTCACTTGTCATCTTTGACCCTACCCGCCCCGGCCCCGGCTGAGAGGAGAATGACTGAGTTGAAATAATCCTGCCACTAGAGTCTTTCTTGGCATAGACGCGCCTGCCCGCATATACACCGCCTTCATCAAAGCCCAGTTCGTTTACATCAATGCCGTTATCATCGAGGAACTTCAACTTGGCATCTTCAATATCTTGCGCTACTTTAATCCAGTCCTTCTGCTTCTGAGTTGTGATACCAGCAAAGTCATCAGGTCGAGTGCGTATGTCGTTAGGGGCTAACTTTGCAAGCGGGTTGACCATGCCGGGTGTCCTGCCAGACAACCTCATTTCCCGACCGCCCCACGGAAGGATTCCCGCACCCTTTACAGGGTCTTCTGCAATAAGCCCGGTATCTTTGTCTACCTTGCCAAAGACATCCTCAAAGCTACCCAGTTCCCTGAGCCTTGACATTGCCGCCTGAGTCTTCTGCTGACCCTGCGACATCAGGATGGCTCTGCCAACGAGTGCCTGTAGCTCTACCTTCCCTGCTACCGCAGCACGGTTCAGCGGACCATATATCTGCTTTATGACAGGGAAGTTGGCAAGCTTGCGGCCCACGTCTGGCCGTTGCGAGATATCAATGACCTCGCCAATATCCTGTAGGTCAGTCATCAACGGGCCCTCAGGCCCATACTGGCCACTGGGTCCCTCTGTGGGCATTGGGGGCGCAACCTGCTCCTCTGGTAGCGGCAGTCCCACTAGGTCATCAGCCTCATCTACTAGGCCACTCCCCGGCATCTGGAGCATCTCGGACTCCCTCATGTCTTGCTGATACTGAAGGCTTGCCTGTTTGGCCCTAGGGCCACGGACCATCAACTCAGACCTTTCTAGGTCCTTTTGCACCAGCGTTGCCTTGCCCTTGAGGTCGGCAAGCATCTCGTCGGCCTTACGAAGAACATCTTTCGCCGCAGCGGAGACACGCCTGTCGCCCTTTGTCACCCTCATTCTTACAGAAGGTATCTCCAGTTGTTGGCGCGCCCTTATTACTTGATTCTCGAAGTAGCTGTATCCCGGTATATCCGAGAGCTCAGACGGGTCTAGGTTCATAGCGTTTTCTAAATCACGAACTTTGCCAGTTATATACTCAACCCTATATTTATCATGGGCGATTTTAGACTCTCTGCCACGAACCTCATGTGCCTGCTCCCCTATGTCGATCTCCCCTTGTGCCTGTTTCACCCTCGCCCTCTCCAGCGGAGTGGGTATTTCTGCCCTGCGCGTTGTCGGGACAACCCTCTCCACAACAGAGGGAGGGACATCAAGTGCTACTTCCTGTACTGTTTCTGCTAACGGAGCTGTAGGTGGGGGAGTGCCGCGTAACCAACGCGCACCAGCTTTGAAGGGTAGCATTGCCCCGCGACCTATCGCTTCCTCAATCTCCCACGGAGCACGCAGGGTCTTACCTAAGCCAACAGCATACGGAGCAAACCTTCCCAGTTGTGGTGCTGCTGCTAACACCCTACCACCCACAGCCGCTGCGCCCACTGGGGCAATCGCACCCGTAATCGCCTCAGAAGCACCCCAGAAACCGGGCCCTGCGGCCATCGCATCTTGATATGCCTCAATACCAGCATCCACGTCACCCTGCATACTGACATCCACGAACTGCCGCGCTGCTTCAGGGATGTCTAGGGGGTCAGGCAGCCAGTCTCTCACGCCCGGAATAAACCGCCCTGCCCATCCCGGAAGACTAGTGGCAATACCGGCACCACCATAAGCACCTATTAACCTACCAACGCGCTCTAGGCTGCTAAGCGTAGTGCCCAAGACCGATGAGGGGGCTTGTGCCTCAGGAGCAGGCTTCCCCATCGCCCGTAGTTTTTCTAGCGTAATTCTACCCATTAGAAGTTATATAGGAATCTCGTCCGTGGATTTGCCGCCATTCCTGTTACACCCCTGTTCTGCTGCGGCAAGGACGAGTACCTCTTGGTCCACGGGTCCGTCTCAAGGAACTCCATGAAGCTTGTCGGCTGCTGCCCCCCACGCAGGGAAGTGCCAGCCGACCCTAGGTATTCCTTGAAAATATCATCGTAAGCATTGGAGAAGTACCTGCGCCTGCGCGGACTACCCTGCCCAAAGGCCATGCCCGTGGGCGAGCTATAGTACTGGGCAGGCTCATACTGCTCAAGAACCCCACTAGCCAGCCAGTCCTTCCACATGTCAGAGTTCTGCATCGTCATGGCCTACTCCTTACTACTGCTGTAGATACCAATTCAGGAATGAACCGGGGTCATACCCTTGACCAAAGCGTGACGCAGCCATAGCTTGTATGGCATCCTGTATTGCCCCTGCCATCCTGCCCTGATACTGCCCGCCACCGCCGCGTTGCAATGCGAGCAGGTTGGCCACGCCCATCTGGTTTGCCCGACCCGTCTGGGATACGGGATCAAAGTAATCCCGGAGGCTCGCGCCCCGTAACCCCTGTGCCGATTCGGGTCCCCCTACGGCCATTTGGTACGCACCGAATTCGTCCTCTGACATACCCCCGAACCTCACAGCCTCTGCCGCACGATCCCTCAGTGCCTCTGGGCTAAGATACATCCGGCTTGCATACCCACCACCCCCAGCCGGTAGCTTGGACCCTAGGAAACCAGAAAAGGTTTGTCCGGGGGTCTGCTCCAACTGATATCGTGTCTCTAGCTGACTCCGTAAGTCTTGCAGGGGCACCCGTGATGACCATGTGCGGCCAACATTCCGCATCAGGTTTTGCCAGTCCATGTCTGGCGTGCGATAACCAGCGAGATCGCCGGGGATCAGTCCTGCCCCCACATCCGCTGCGGTATACCCCCCAGCCCCGGCTGTTTCCCATCCCGGTACGCCTCCCCACTGGCCCGTTAAATTTCCAATACCATTTACCATCGGCCTACCTCCTTGGTGTTATTAAATCCTACCTGTGCATCGGTCCCATTTTCCATACTGTCGGGTCTGCCATTATCCTCTTCTTATCCTCCGCACTCTTGGCATCAAACACATGCTTGGGCTCTTCAGTCCATCGTCCTGTTCTATACGGCTTACCCGCCTTACGCTTCTTTTCTTCTTCCTCGTTATAGCCATATGCCGTTCCTATATCTGTACGAGTATCCGTGCCTTTGAATGACCCTGTGTCAAACTTTTCGCCCTTCCCTAACGCCGCACTGCTCTGAAGGAAATAATCCTCGGGAATCCCCATTTTCGTCCACGGAGACTGAGCCTCAAGGTAGGCATCTACCTCTCCCTCTCGGATAGCAACCTCATCAGGGCTCAAGGAACCGCTGGTCTGGGTTTGGTAATATGTATCTGGTTTCTTTAGATCAGTGAAGTCGTATTGCTCTTCCCTTACCGTTGACCCAAGCGGAGCCCTGTCAGTTGCCATCTCGTAATATGTAGGTCTATTTCGTATGTCCAGCAGATCGCTGAAGTCGTACTTCGAGACTTCCCCGTCCACCCCATAGGCATCCGGGTACCCACCCAAGTCTCCGTCGTCATCATATCCCGCACCTAGTTGGCCTGTCCCCGGAAATGCCGTAGCCACCTCGGTGGGCTGCGTCATCCTTCGGAAGATTTCCGCTTCGGAAACACCCGTCTTTCTCCACCAGTCCATTGTCTTTTGCATCACGCCATGTATCCTTGAGGCATTATAGTCCGTGTTCCCACTCGTAGCGTTTAGCTTCGCCAGAGTTCCCATCCTGAACCGGCTATAGCCATCATCCCCACCAAACATGGCGAGTAGCGGCATTGACGCTCCAGCGGCAAACTGGTCACCACCTGCCTCGTAGTCTGTCATCAGATTAGACAGATACTCCAATCTCTTTGTGAACTGTTCCCCGGATTTATAAGCACGGGGGTTCCACACATAGCCCTTCATGCCACCCCCCTCAGCATCGCGGCTGAGGAACGCCTTATACATAGCTTCTACCTGATCAAAGTGTTTGTCTCCCGAAGCCCCTGCTGCTGCATACTGCGTGCCCGTTGCCCAAGGGGCATAGGCATTATCCGCGTGCCACAACCAGAACAGCACCTCGGACTCCGCTTGAAGCTCATCCATACGGGCACGCACTTCGCTGTGGTTGCCACCCGGCACACCCGCCATAGTCTCATAGAATATCTTGGTAAACTCTGCTGCTGTCTTGGGTTCTGTCATAGCTGCTGCCAGCGCAGCCTGATCAGCAGTAGCCTGCGCCGACTGCGTAGGGCCTGCATCATCAACGTCAACAGTGATCGGCTGCCCGTATAACTCCGGGTCAACGAAGGAAAGGGGATGCGCGGGCACAGACTTCCTGCCGAGGTTTGTTGCCCACTTTTCAATTAGCTCAGGGGTAATCATCTCTGAGGCGGCTAGGTCCTCCATTGAGGGCACCGGTATATTGTTTTTCTTAAGCCAGCCCCAATATTCTGTCCGTAAGTCTATAATCTCCATCGCTGCCATCAGACCGTCATGCAGGACAGGCTTTTCAGACTCGAACTCAACGTGGTAGTCTAAGAACGATTGCACGTCGCTATTAAGCAATTGCCCGTATGTTAAGCCGAGAAAAACACCTTCGATGACATCCTGATCCGTTGCTGCGTACTCCTCTTCTGGGCTTGGTAAGAGGCTGTGCTGCATCATATCGAAAGCGGTCTGAGCCCTCTGCCGCTCTGCAAAAGGAACCTCTAAGGGATCAGGAACAGGAGTCGTTGACAACGTAGGTACAACTTGTGTCGATTCATTCGCATCCACTACCGTATCAGCCCCTAGAGCGGTGAAGAGGTCGCCGTAGTCCTCATGACTCCCGCTACCCGCATACAAGGAGCCAGCAAGAGTACTGACGTGAAGCTCAGGGTCATCAGGGTGCGCTACGGTGTATCCTTCCTGTTCTGTCAGACCGGCAAGGGACTGATCATAGCTGTTAATGCTACTATTGATACCAGCATCGACCAGATCCATCGTTACCTTGAGGGCATTCCCTCCCACAGACATGGCTATCTTACTGCCCTGATCCCACCAATCATCTATCAAAGCCCCTGCCTGAGCAAGCAAGTTGCCTGCTTCTGCCTGTACTTCTACTCTCTCGCCGGGGTCAACCGACAGGAGTTCGGGTATGCTGGGGTTCTCTGCCAGCACCATGTCGATCTCTTCATCAGTAAGTGTCGGCCCCCACGGTGTCAGCAGGGCATTCGGGTTATCAATCTGGTATATTGTCTGGTCTACGATATCAGGATATAGGTCCTTGTAATCCTCGTAGCTGCCACCAGCCCCGATACCCTCGTCAGTTTCAAACTCATCAAACTCCGCTTCCTCCCGTGCCCTAACCTCATCCTTGACTACCTGATCGAGACTCTTATTACCAAGGGCCATCGCAAATGTTGCGGCCAGTCCCATAGTTGACAGCGGCACAATGTTCCTGAATGCCTTTGTAATGTTATCAAAATCAACCATTAGGGGCCTACCTGTGCACCGGGTCTAGGAGAACCGGGCGGCACTACAGGCCCAGCCTGTGGTACAGGCATGGGTGGTGGCACGCCCAAAGCAGCGTTAGGCATTACTTCAGGTGGCAGGCCCGGAGGGCCACCGGGTAGCGGGCCCATTGGTCCCATCGGAGGGCCACCGGGAGGAGGGCCACCGGGAGGCATGGGGCCTCCCATTCCGGGCGGTGGCGGGGGCATTACCGCACTCATGCGCTCCTGTAATACACGCCTCTTCTCAAGTAACACCGACAGCATCTCGCCCATATAGAAGTCCACTAGGTCATCGCGTCCCTGACGTTCCGCTGCCTGTAGCATAGACCAGAGCGTTGCCTCTGGCAACATCTTCTCTGCGATCTGTTCCTTAATTGCGTCATCCATCTGGTCTGCATCCTGTATCGCAAGTATCCTGTCCCTGATTGCCCTGTCTGACAGGAGAGGAGTCGGCCCCTCCCTTGCAATCTGTGCCATCGAGAACTTGGTCATGTCGTCCTGAGGCAGTTGTCCGATCAGGCGTACCACTGCCATGCCCGCTCCATCAATCACATCCGTGGTAATCTCCTGAGAGAAGTAGGTGCGGTTACGGTCCATACCTGATACTTCCATAGCCTTGTATGACCCGGAGGCATACTGGTCAGCTATGATACTGAATGCCATCTGGTAAGCCTTCTCGATAGCACGGAGGTACTTACCCACGATAGTATCCACGCCCTGTCTCAGTGTGTTAATAGCGTAACCCGATAACTGGAAAGGGAGGTCCCCATACACGGAGTGGGGCAGGGAACCCCGTTGCAGCTCGCCTGAGACAAGGCTCATAAATGCCCCTGTCTCCTTCGCCACTTCGAGTAATCCCAGAGGCTCCACCTCTTCCCCCTGTGCAAGGGAAATCTCTGAGCCTTCCAGATAGGGGTCTTCATCCAGCGTCTTTGTCCCGTCCCTAGAGCGTACCTTCAATCCCTGCCTCCGTGACCGGGCGGTCAGCTCCAGCAGGGTGCTCATCATAAGGTTGTGCTTCGGGTACAGGTTCCTTGTAGAGCGGAACACGCTCTCTCCCATATCCGCTATAGTGTCTATAATCGATGTGTTATTCATCCCCACTATCAGGGGGTTGGCCCCTACCGGGCCTAGGAAGACAGGCACCGTGCCTGCGCCATGCCGTGTCTGCTTCTTCGCCACCTTATACAGCGGGTTGTTCGTATCGCCATTATGGACAAGGATGGTGTTCATCTCCTTGTCGTAGAAGTCATACACGAAGGAGCCCTCGGCATCGTGACGTGCATCCCAGTCCACCTTCACGTTGTACTGTGCGAAGATCTGGTCCTTGGTCTTCACCATCTTGTAGCACGCCCACTCCAGTCCGTCGGGGCCTATGCCCCAGTAGGTATGAAGCGGGTCCCACGGCGTGATATCCACATAGGTGGAACCATCATCGCGCTTGGCCAGTAGCGCACGGCCTGCATACCATCCCCTTATAACCGTGTACCATGCAAGTTGGTCACGCAGGTTAGGCTGCATCAGGGAGCACAGACGCTCGTCTGCCGACCTTAGTATCCCTATAAGGAAGCGTTCCTTCTGGTCATTCTTCTCACGGAGTTCCTCGTCAGCCCCGTCGTGGGGAATCCTGACAGTCATCTCCGCTCCAGATATCCAGCCCATCACCTTGTCGGCAAATGTCTGGGGTTCATTCGATGTATAGCTCTGGTATCCCTCTCCCGCATCGTAGGGATCAAGCTTATAAAGGGCATGGTCTTCTTCCATGCGGTCCCTGAGAGGTTCCGTAGCCTCGTAGTGGCCGTCAACCAGTGCGATGATGTCCTCTGGCTTACGTCTGGGCATCTACTTCCACCGCTTTACGGCAATTTTATTCCTGTGCTCCACATACCCGTAGCCGAACCTGTCTACTAACCCGTATATCAAAGCCTTCACTCCGTGGTTATTCTTATCTTCGGGCGTATCACCCACTATATTACCATCACGGTCAACCTTCCATCTATATGCCCGTGTCTGACCGTCTATAGGAGACGCAACGGCACCGAACTCGGACAGCACCCCTTTGCATTTAGGGGAGAAGACTATCCTCGGGGCGTGGGTCTTGGCATCCACCTTGAGCCACCCCTTGAGCCGTTCCGTTCCCTCGTTAATCCTGATCTTCTGGCTTGAAAGGTACAGCCCTGTCTGTGCCAGCCACACCTCGGTGGGTGCGGCCATAGCCTGATGCTGTGTCCCTGCTATATCTATTACCCCGAAGTGGACATCCTTCCACCACGGTCGGCTCCGTGCGATATCTATGATCTCGTCGGTCACCAGTCCCTGCTCATATATCTCATCAATAATACAAATCTGTTCTCCCCTGACCTGCACGACTTCGACGGCGTATGCCCCTGCATATCCGGGGTCCATCCACAGGTGCACGGGAGATCCGGGGTCGTATTCGAGTTCACTGATGTGCATATCAGGTCGAAACTCCGTGAATACGAGTCCACGAGGTGGAGAAGGCTTGCCTTCAATACGTTCCATAAAGAAGTCATCGCTCGATGCCTCCTTCAGTCTCAGAATCTCCGGGTCATTGGCACCACCCGGGTACAGGTGGGAGTTTGTATAACTCGGCAGGGAGAAAGCCCTAGCATCAGGCTCTGCACCCGAAGCCCAAGCGGTAAACATCTGGGGATACCACCCAAGGCTCCCTTCAAATGTCCCTGCAAGGAACATCCATCCCCTCTTCGGCGCACATCTGCCCCTCATCCTGAAGAATGTCTCCATGTCTAGCTGGCTTGCCTCGCATCCCAGTATCCCATCGGGCGCACGCATGGCCAGAGTCCTTGGGTCTTTCGCCGACTTTGTCTCTATCAGTGTGCCATCCACCAGCGTGATGTGGCCGGGGTCTACACGCTTGGAAACTTCCTTGAGTACTCCCAGCTTCTCGAAGTCCTCCGCAAGGTATGTGAACTCTGCCCGTGTCCTCTCGTAGTCCGCAGCCACCAGCCAGTAAAGTCCCTTGCCCTCCGTCTCCAGAAACCTAGCCAGCAGGTACTTCGCCGCTATCATCGACTTCCCTGCCTGCTCACCGCCCGCAACAAGGTTGAACCGGTGCGGCGATGCCAGTATTATCTCCTGTGAAGGAGTGGGCTTGAATCCCACCCTGTCATACAGGTACGAAGTGAGAGTTTCCTTAGTGGCAGTAGTCATCCACTTTCCTCTTTATCCCACAGTGTCAGGAATACAGGGGTACCATCTCCTACATAAGACCCCGCAACATTAAATTCAAAATATTCCACCGCTTCCTCGTCTTCCATACCGTCCCGATCCATAAGTATCTCTATACACTTATCCCTGTCATACGCCACAACAGGCACAGCCCCGAACCTCTCGCATATCCCTACTATGGCATCCTCGAAACCATCTGCCAGCAGGGCTTCCCCGTTCCATCCCGACAACCATTCCCTGATCTGGTTCACATTAGTAGTCATCTTCTCTTCCCAACCTTATCCTGATGGCGGGCTTTCTTCCGCATCTTCTTCCTCTTCGCTATACTCTTAGGCTTCGCCACGCTATAACTCCAGATCCCTGAAATCTCCCGTGGGTATGAAGACCACGGGCTCCATATCCTGAGAGTCACCCCTGTCCTCACGGCCCCCGAAGCCCAGCTCGAAGCTCTTCAGGTCACTCAGGGCAATAAACCCTGCACCGTCCGTCCACCTGACGGCAAGCAGGGAGGGCACACCTGCAAACCCTGAGTACTCCCGTGCCGCAAGCACCTTCGCCATAGACACCATGTACGTCCCAAAGTAATCCTTGGTGTACTTCCGTACCTTGATCTCCAGAAACGCCCTGATGATACCATCACGGAGCATGGCAAAGTCCAGCCTGTAGTGCATGGGAAGCTTCCGGGCATCACAACGCCACGCTACGCACAGCTTTTCTACGAAAGCAGTCTCGCGTGTCCTGTCATCCCCCGTCTCATACAGGGGCCTGACTGCTGGTATCGTCATCCACCACCCTGCTTCCTCTTCAGTATCTCATCAATCTGCTGGTCCACCGGAGTCTCAAAGTTCTTGGCCACCTGTGCAACCTCCTGTGGGTGCTCCCTCGCAGCCTTCCTCCACTCCCTGAGCAAATCCCTAGCCGCCTCATCCTGCACAATCGCAGTCGGGCGATACTTATTAGGCAGATTAGCATTTAAAAGCGTAATTGCCAAGATGGGAACCTTCTTCACCGTGTCCGGGTCCATAACAATTCCCACGACAACCTCCTCCAATGCCTCCGCAAATTCCTGCCGTGCATCCAGTACCCTGTCAGGGAACGTGGGGTCATCCTCCATCCACTCCCTGTACGTCCACCGTATCACACCAGCCCTACGCAACCCATTCCGTATCGTCCCTGTCTCCTTCAATCCTTCAAGGAACTTCTCCTGATTCCTCCTCTTCTTCTGTGTCCTCTCATCCAACTCGCCTAACGACTTCTTCTCCTTAGCCGTCATAACACGCCTAACCTTCTTAGCAGGATCTGGCAAGGAACTCCTCCTTTACTCTAACCACATTACTATTACTTATTACTATTACTTACTACTTTACTTTACTACCCCCTTAAGGGGGGGTAGTAGTAAAGTAAAGTAAAGTAACAGCTACAGTAACTCACTTTACTTTACTCCACTTTACTCCACTTTACTCAGTAAAGTAACACACCTCAGGCACGAAACTAAAAACTTTACTAGTAACATTACTCCACTTTACCGAGTAAAGTACAGCAACCAAGGACCTGTGTCAACGGAAGCCTTTAGCGACAAAAGTCTGTCGGGGGTACCCCTATTAAGACCAGAAGAACTCTAAGCCATACCCATCATCAGCGACAGTAACCAGCAACCGCGACAGTCGCTACCGCTCCTGTCGCTAGCCATTGTAGTGTTTCCGAAGCGCGCAGCACCCGTTCCTTATACCGCAAAAAGGCCCTGCCGCCTGAGTGGTGCTAAGTTTCGGTACCGGGCCCTTTTGGTACTGCTGCGGTCGACTGTTAACTTTCCCCCACTAGCACCCTACCAGCTCCTATTCCAGCACCAATTATCAAGCACCCTACAGCTACCACAGCACCAATATCGTGATACCTATTGCAGCATGGCACATAGTGTGCTAGCATGCCTACAATCTTAGCTTGAGGAGTGAATCAATGAACGTGAATAGTCGATTGCTTTATGATGGCCGGAACACGTCAGACACTGACGATATCATTGTCCTAGCTTCCGCCTTTGACCAAAGGTCGATCAATGGCAAGACTTTGGATATGATCCAAGTATTCATCCTACATAGGCACGAATCCCCTACAATTGCAGTAACTACGGGATCGGATGAAGCCGTGTGTGGAAGTTGTTTTCTACGGCCGATTATCGCAAAGCAACTTAAGACGGCAGGTGAAAGCAATATACCTTGCTACGTGGACAAGTGGAGAGGCCCTGAAGGAGCATGGAAATCTTGGAAAGCTGGGAATGTGGCTAGCATTACGCCATTGGAAGCTAGCGAATTGATATCTTCACTCAAGTCCTGTGACTGTGCCAAGACACATCCGCGCAGACTATGCAAGAATCCCGGAAAACCACTAGGTGTTCGACTAGGTGCATATGGAGACCCGGCCAGTGTGCCTGACTGGGTGTGGCGCGATCTGTTATCAATGCTGGATAGCAAACTCACGAGCTATACACACCAGTGGGAAAACTTCCCAGAGCTGGCAGAATACACAATGGCCAGCATTGATCCCATAACATGGCCGGACGTAGACAGTGCCCTAGATAAGGCCCACAGCATGGGATTTCGTACTTACCGAGTACTTGCGGTCGGCGAAGCTCCACGAGCTGATGAAATGGTGTGCCCGGAGGCTAGCGGCCGCACAAATTGCAACAAATGCGGCCTGTGCTCCGGCAATCTGCGGCCAAATACCCCCAGCATAGTCATTGAAGCGATCCCATAGGCACAAATTAGATAGGAAAGCGAGGTTTTAATTGGTATCTAAAAAATTGGAAAAGCTAGGCGCAAAAGGTGAGAGGCTCGTAGCTAGATTAGTGGGTGCTAAGGCTACGCCTAAGCATGCCCCGTTTGATGTGGTGGACTTCAGTGATGGCACAGCATATGAAGTCAAAACTGTGTCTGGTCTAGCACTGTCTGGCAGCAATAAAATTCACATCGAAAACGGGGCATGGGAGAGGAAACAGGCATTTCTTGACGAGTACGGACTAGAAGGTGTGATCATGGTCGTGGTCATAACTGGCCGGGATAATGTCGCAGTGTACCGGGTGCCACTAAGGCAGCACATGAGAATTAGCACAGTGATCAAGTCTGGGGTACAAGTAGCCCAATAGGCACGAATAGCAAGAAAGCGAGGCACAGATTGACTACAGCACAGATTAGGGACATTGCACGCGGGGAATTCTTCAGGCGCACATCCACGTCCGCAAAGGTTTATATCCGCGGCGAATATATCCGTGGCACGACACGGCGATACACCTGCATGGACGCTGAAGACATGAACCGGGAACTATTCTTAAGGGGTGCCACCGTGGTGGTGGTAGGGTTCACATACTAGGCACGAATAGCAAGGAAGTGAGGCACATCATGAGCATAGAAGATCAGGTTGTCAGGCTGGAACGTATCGCGCCCAATATCCCACCCTGCCGCTGCTGTGGGCGTGATCTGGGTATCATGGACGGTATCACTCAGGCTGTCCGCGATGGCTGGGGTATACATACCCGTTGCATACCTAAGCACTGGGACAAGCATAGCCGCGGCAGGTCTGCGGCACGCTGCAAGGAATTCAGCAAAGTATAGGCACGAATACTCCCAAAATATGAAAGCGTGACTCCTCAGTCACGCTAGTGGCAGGGTTAGCCGCCTGCCGCCTGATGATTAAGGCTAGAGGAGAGGAACATGGGTATAAATTATGACAAATTCCGACAGGACAAGCGCGGCCATTGGAAATATTGTGGGGTCGGCGTTGAGCTACTGACACCAGAACGCATGAAGAGAGCGCGAAAACCCATATATGGGGCGCGTGTCACCGCGGCATGGTTTCCGACCTACTGTGATAGCCGCCAGTGTGGCGAAACTATCTACCTAGAAGATGACCATTGCGCGAACTTTTACCCGCGGCAACATAAAATGATGTTAATGCACGCGAATTGCGCTTGGAGTAATTTGTTCGCCCAGATTAGTGAACTTGGACGGTCATTATAGTTTCAACTAGCCGAATAGGCAGAGAGAGAGGAACAAATTGGATAGAGCACACCTAGAGGCACTTAGCATACATGACCTGCGGCGCATGGCAACCGCCGCAGGGATAGCATCGGCCAAGAAGTCTATAATTGTGGCCGCTCTGGCTGACGATTACAGAGACGGGCCGTCAGTCCATATGGACCCTGTCACCACCCTGACACCACCACCTGTAGAGGATCGGGAACAGGTCATCTGGCCTGACGTGCCGCCCGGCACCGCTGACATTAACGGCAGCTATGTGCTGCCGCCGTGGTATCAGGAACTGACTGCGGCTGTGACCATTGGTCATGTCGAGTTAATGGGGCCAGCCGGGAGTGGGAAGACGCTGGCTGTGCACCACCTAGCAGCGGCGCAGGGCCGCAGGCTGGCAGTAGTCACGGCTGATGGTGGCCTGAGGAAGCGTGACCTAGTAGGCACCCGTGAGTTGATAGGTGGACGTACTGTATTTCAGGCCAGCGAGTTTGCGAGTGCCGCCAAAAACGGTGACTGGGCACTCATAGACGAGGCCAACATGGCAGAGCCTGACGCACTGGGGTTCCTCAATGGTATGCTTGACCGCCCCGGCACCATAGGCTCTACCTTTGTGGTAGGCGGTAGGGCTATCGAGGTGCACCCGGATTTCCGGTGCTTTCTTACCCGGAACCCCGGCTACCAAGGCACCAAGCTCATGAACGAGGCATTGCGTGACAGGTTCTGGTCTATCACCGTGCCACCGTTGTTGGGTGAGGGCCTGACGGCTATGCTCAGGGCACACAAAGTCAGGAAGGCCTACATACCCGATGCGGTTATGATGATCGAGCGTCTGTACGTAGCATGGGAAGGCCAGAGGATCAGCTACCAGATATCTCCTCGCCGGGCACTGGCGGCTGCCAAGATGGCAGACCTGACCAAGACACCCTTCCGGGATATGCTAACAACCTCAATCCTCACCAAGATCGATGTGCAGCACGAGCGCAACGCCGTCGCGGCGGTTATCAAGGCCGTCTGGACGGCACGAGATTACTCAGGGTAGAAAAAAATAAAAATATTTTTGGAGGTATGAAATGGCTAGATCAGATCAGGGATACACCAAGGCACGACAGGGCAGCAGCCGCATTAGTGGTGGGCGCAGCAGAGCCTTCAGCACCTACGCCGCAGAGGCGAGGAAGGATGAGCTGGTAGCGTTCTACTTGGATCACAAGCTCAGGGGTATTCTGGATGTGCTGGGTGACGTTGATGATGAAACCCGTATGGCTATCAGGGAGGGCATGACTGAGGAATACAACGAGTCCACGATGACTAAGGCAGAGATCGAGAGTGCTGTCTACAAGGACTCTCGTGAGAACGGTGCTCAGGCACTGCTTGGTAACGAGCGTAAGACACGCATGGTGCAGGAGGCAGACGCACTTGTAGCTGCCCTTGAGTCAGCCACTAGGAGCCACGAACTGGAGAACCTAGACGAGGGTGAGTGGCTTGACGATCCCGTGGGCCTGCTGACTGATGGCTCTGGGTGGGGAGAGGAGCGACTAGGTGCGCGAGGGTACGAGAAGCACGTTAACATAGCGGTGGACAACTCAGGCTCAACACATATGCCTGTTACCGGGTACTGCGCCGCGGCTATGGAGGATGTCGCTAACAACCTAATGGAGGTTCTGTTTGTCGCAGCCAGCAAGTGGCCCGGTGTCACATGGGATGCGTATAGCTACAACCGCATTGCCCATGTGCACACTGGTAGCAGGGGTCAACGGAGGCGGCTTGCGATGGTACGCCAAGCGATGCAGCGCATGGTTGTTGAGAACCCCCGCCGCACCGATGCAGTCCAGACAAACCTAGCACCCCTGATCGAGAGTATGTACGACACAGAGGTGAGGCGCAACCTCATAGGTAGCCCGCGTCTGGATATCATCCTCACTGATGGTGAGTTCGAAAGCCAGAAGGATGCCGATGCGGCAGCGGAGTGGCAGCGCAAGCGTGGTGCAGGCGTAACCACCTATGTCCTGAACCTCTGCCCGGAGACACCAAGTGACGTTACCCTGCCCCACCAGTTCCGGGTTATCCCTCTCAGGTGTGTCACTGGCAGCGAACTCCGCAAAGAGGTGGACGGCGAGGGGCTGCGGCAGGCCCTGATGCAAGTCGTGCTAAGCGAGGTGGGAAAATAAAAAAATAAAATTATCTAGAGGGATACACCCCATGTACAGGTGGGGTGTGTCCTAGTGGTTGACACTGGTAACACGTTAGACTATCATAGCTACATACTTTGAAGGAGGAGGACAACTAATGGCAATGAGAACCACACAGGGTGGAGCCTTTATCTGGGTGGCGGGCGACCCTGACCATGAGCAAGACACGATGCGCTCTCTCATGGAGCATGGCTACAGCTTGCCAGACGCACAGGTTATCAATCATCGCCGTGGGAGTAGGGGCTATCAGCTTGTGCGGTCAATCTACGGATGGACAGTGCGGAGCGATAGCGGCATTGATGGATGGGCGATACGCTATCAGCCAAACAGGCAGAAACAGGCTCCCGATGCAGGATTCAAGGAGTGCGTTGCGTGGGTGAGGGGCGTCTGTGCTGGCACAAATGATACCGCTTTCGTGCGAGGCCATGAGGCACAGAGGTATGGCGATGAAATGGACATGACGGACATGAAGGAGGTCAACTCATGACAAGCGACTATACTAGCTGGTCATTTACGGATGAAGACATAGATGTTCTCAAGGAACTGGGAGAGGAGATCGGGCGTAGTCTAGAATGTAACGCAAATGGTACAACTGCGGACGTAAGACGCTGGCAGAAAGCCAAGAAGGAGAAACTAGGCACGGCCTGTAAGGTTCACAGGTATCATGCTATGGAGCATATGATTACGTATCTGCAAATGCACCACTTTCGCGTAGAGGCAGGCATTGATCTTGAGTCAGTGAAGGAGGTCAACTAATGGCAGACATAACAGGACACACACCGGGGCCGTGGACGGTTGACCATGAGCGGATCGGGCCGTGGGGCGAGCCAGTGGCATTGCTCTGCGATAGCCACGCACCTGAGTCCGGTACGATAGTGGAGTGGCCACGGTTTGGAGAGGTGGTTGACGATGCTGAGAACGAGGCCAACGCGCGGTTATTGGCCTCTGCCCCTGATCTGCTAGCCGCCCTCATACAACTCATGGAATGGGAAGGCGATGAGGCTGGCTTCTACCCAGAGGATGACACACAGCAAAGAGCCAACGAGGTATGGCAGGATGCCTTTGATGCCATCGCCAAGGCGCGAGGAGCGGTGACGCATGCGTGAACTAGACTACCCATTCATTCGGTGTGTACTGTGCGAGGGCATAGCCCTCAGCCCTCGCCGTCTCTGCTCGTACTGTGAGGCACAGGAAGCTATGAAGAAAATACAGGAAACTATAAGGGAGCTAGCAACTATCCGGGGGCGGTGTACATTCTGTCGCGAGTTGACTGTAGTTACGCACCGAAACCTTCATCTTCGCACTGATCATAGGTACGCACTCATCTGTGCCGATTGTGAAGAGGGCTACGGCTCGGAGTAGAAAGGGGGTGAAACATTGGACATAGACCTAGAGGACAGGGGAGTGGGGTGGGTCGTTGCAGGCACGATTGGACTAGTCATGGGCGTACTGGCAGCGATATTGGTTAGGAAAAGGAAAAAGAAGGAGGAGTGATATGCCACGGATGTCAGAACAGAGACGCACGTATATTAGGGACGCAATCAGGGCTGGAATAGCAGTTGTGAAGATCAAGGATATGTTTGGCACTAGCGTGGGGACTATAGTCAAACTCAAACGGGAGCTGGGGATCCCTATACTCCAACAACGTAAACGCAAGGGGCTGGCAGCAGTGCAGGAGGTAGCACAGGCTATGCAAGCCACAGTCATGCACCACAGGGATATCCCCCGGGTATACGGCGTAGAGCCAGTGCCACAGGAGGATAGCACAGATACCACCATGTATGATTTGTTGGGTGATGAGGTGCAGCCAGATACACCCCAGACATACACACCGCAGGAGTATTTCGAGGCTATAGCTGATGGCCTACGTCAGCGTGACGTGGAGATCAACACCGTGAGGCTGGAACGGGATCGGTTTCGAGCGGAAAACCAGAAGCTGTTGTCTGATTTATCGCAATGTAAACTACAGATGGCTAACTGGTCGGGGCCGTCAGCCCTGCCGGGTAAGTCGCTGGGAAATGGAGGTTAGGTGCAGAACCAGATATGGATCAGGCTCAACGACACATCGGTGAGGCTGTACTCACCACAAGAGGCCGCCGATTACTGCGGTGGCCCGGACGGGGCAGTCAGTGTAGGGACCATCAACAGGTGGCGTAACACAGGCTGGCTCAGATCCCTCCCATTTGGGAGGGGATACTACTACACCTTGGATGCTCTCAATGAGTGTCTGGAACTACGAAACCTTGGCAACAGAATCACAACAGAAAGAGGACAACAGTGACTAACGCAAACAGTGTACCAGTTATTAAACAGACCGCTACGGTTGAGGGTGACGTTACGGATATCGTGTTCAAGCCCAACCGCAACGGTAAGGAATTTGTGACAGTCAGCATCCAGAAAACGGGGCTTGAGTTCCCCATCAACGCGAGGTCTACGGATGTTGAGATCATAGGGAGGATGCAGAACGCCAAGGGCCACATGACCGCAGGCCGGGAGGTGTGGCTGGCGGTCGAGGTGACCGAATCCCCTACGCCCAATGGGAACGGGGTGTTCCGCGATATCACCCGAATACTAAGGGCATCACTGGACGGCACGCCACAAGAGCCAGACACCGAGGACACACGCCCAGCACCAGCCCCGGCATCATGGGGTGGCAGCATAGACGAGAGGATCGCATGGAACTCAGCGATAAACAATGCTGTTAGTAAGATTCCTATGCCTTATGATGACACTGGGTGGCTCAATGAAGTTGACACCTTGGCGCAAGTCATCTATCCCCTCATCCGCAGAGGGCCAACACCACCAGTAGAGAATGCCCCAGAAGGGCCCGTAGAGGCCCAAGAACCTGATGTAGACCTGCCGGTAGACCCATTGGATGGAGAAGCTCCTCCCCTTGGGGATTTGGACGAGCCAGCCCCGGAGGTGTTTGAGGTATGAGTGCCACAGTCAGGATGGAAACAAAAAAGGTGGGTAGGAATTCCCAGCACCTGTACTATGTGGATGGCGATCCTCTGGTAGACCCGGCGGTACCCATGCCTAGCTGTAGCACGGTGAGTGGATTCGTAGACCGGGGTGGTGACAGCCTCATCTACTGGGGCATTGACCATTACATTGCCACCGGAGAGCGCGACAGGTTCGTGACAGCACGGGACGAGGCTGGTGCGCTGGGTACGCAACTCCACTCAGAGATAGAGTACTACATTGCCAACAAGGAGCATCCCAAAGACCCGTCCATGCTGTACTCCAACTGGTACGCCTCGGTAGGTGAGAGGGTGGGCTGGTGGGTCGTAACAGAGGAGATGGTCTACCACGGTGGCCTTGGCTATGGTGGCACCTGTGATAGCATCGGCATTGTCGATGGGGTGCCAACCCTGTTCGATTGGAAATCTGCGAACTTCCTCGATAGCAAGGGGAAGCAGAAGAAGAACTTAGGACAGGTAGGCCACGCGTCACAGTTGGGTGGCTACCTACTGGCTCTGGAGTACATGGGGCGGCCTGTTATCACACAGGCTGCCATCGTGTATGTAGCCCGTGACACTAGGGACGTTGAGTGGCAGTGGGTGGACATCCCTGTAGCCAAAGAAATGTTCAAGGCATCGCTACAGGTATACAGGGCTACTCGCCCCAAGGCATTCCTGAAGGGGGGTGAGTGATGAGAACGCCTAGAGGTGGACGCATGGGTATCCCTTTGTGTGGGGGAATGCACGGCACCCGGTCGGAGTACCTGTGCATGGACTGCCAGCACCTTGCACTGCGGCAGGCCGAGGTGTTGGCACTGGAGAGGCGCAACGAATTGCTAGAAGAGGAGCTGGAGCTGGAGTACCGTGGGATGCGGAGGCCACGGAGAGAGGCACCGCCACCACCGCCACCACCAGCCCCGGCGAAACAGAATCACAGTGGAGGGGTAGATGTTAGACCAAGATCCGTCAACACCGCTTAACACATTTGACATCGAGGGATCAGGGGGTCAGTACAAATTGTACTGGCCCAACCTCCACGTTCAGGCTGATGTGTCCCTGTTCAAGGTCATGCCTGACCTCAGCCTCTCCGCTGAGGTTGAGTTCACCTCGGAGCGACCCAACTCCAACGCGTCAGGACACGTCCTGCGGCGCAGGGTAAACCTCAGCAACCCCTCTGCGCCGTACATTAAGAGCCTCGAGGATGAGGACGAGAGCCTCAGTTGGAAACATATCGTAGGCCAGCTATGCGTAGCAGCTACCGATGCGTACCGCCGGGGTGCCCCGGAGATAGAGATGGTGGGACAGATAAAGGCCGCCCCGGAGGGACACTGGCTGATCAAGCCGCTAGTGCAGGCAGGGCACCCCACCCTGATCTACGGAGAGGGCTCCTCTGGCAAGTCATGGCTGGGCCAGTACCTGAGTGTCCTAGTCCACGAGGGCATGAGTGCATCGGGGCTGGAGGTGGAACAGGCGAGGGTATTGTATCTGGATTGGGAGACAGACCTTCAGGAAATCGGGTCCCGTTTAGCCATGATACGCAAGGGGCTTGGCCTGTCTGAGTACACAGAGTCAGGCATATGGTATAAGTACATGACTCAGGGGTTGTCCAGTGACATAGCAGTGGTCAGGAAAATCATACTGGACAGGGGTATCTCCTTCGTGGTTTGTGACTCTCTGGGGTCTGCCTGCATGGGTGAACCAGAGAGCGCAGAGGTGGTGCTCAAGTTATTCGGGGCTATCAGAAGCCTTGGAGTGACAAGCCTCTGCATTGACCACACCAATAAGTCTGACGTGCTGTTCGGATCTGTCTACAAACGCAATGCAAGCAGGCTGGTGTACCACGTCAAGAAGAGTCAGCGTGAACAGGACGAGGAGTTTGAATTCGCCTTGCTCCATGAGAAGGCTAACAACAGCAGGCTGATCCACCCCCTAGGGTGGAGCCTCCGGTTCGACAACGACGAGGGTACGGCCACGTTCACCCGGCGTGATGTTAAGAAGACCCGGCTTGAGAGCGAGATGACAGTAAGGGAGCGCATTAAGAACTACCTAGAGGAGTGCTCAGCCCCCCAGTCTGTTGTAGACATTGCAGAGGCTCTGGGCAAGGGCAGCACCCATATCAGCAAGGAGCTAAGCTCCAACAAGGATATGTTCAAGGTGGTTGGCAAGGGATTCTATGAGACTATCAAGACTGAGGAGGAGGAGTGGGCGGCACAGAGTGTACCCATTCCCCCGGTAGGAGCAACAGATTGGGAAGCTTAAATAATTGGGATGAACTGGACAAAGCGGCTAGCCTCCTGAGCCTTGCCCAAGCGCATGGCCTTGTGCTAGCCAGAAATGGTGACAAGCTCTCAATGTCACAGGCTGAGAAGCATGATGACCCTAACCTCCATATCGTCTTCCGTGCTCTGGCTGCGAATAAGCAGAACGTACTGGCCATGATGGAAGACGGAGTGGCGGTGCGCCAGTGGCTATACAGGACACAGCAACATCTCATCAACCTCCACAACGCACTCAATGACACGATGGATAACTGGGTCAACGTAGAGAAGATGTACCTAGCCCTACACCCTGATAGTCAGGGATGTCTGTGTGACCCCGGCAAATGCAGGGATGACGCAGTGATACGGTGCACACCCTGTGCCACAGGAGAGGATAATGGAAAAAAATAAAATAAATTTATTAACCCTGACCGAGGCAGCAGAGGAGTCTGGTGTCAACCAAGAGACTTTAACCAGCAGGATACGCACCGGGTCCCTGCGCTCCTTCAAGCGACACAACAGGCTGTACCTGATCATGCAGGACATCGCCGAGTGGCAGCCCCTGTGGCATAACAACCACACAGATATCGTGCGAGAGGCGCACGCTGCCGGTGAGCCTGATACAGCCATAGCTACTATGCTGGGTATCAGCCGGGAGAGGGTGCGTCAGCTTCGTACATCCCTTGGGCTGCCTCGCAACCCACAGAAGCCACGGCTACCCAAGGCGTTTGCACCAGACCAGCCCAAGACATTGCTGGAG